GAGCAGCTACATCTATTGCAAAACAAGAAATGGCTAACCAAAGTAAAATTCACGATTTTGGTAGAAATTTTAAGAAAAAATAAGTATAAAAACATAAGGAGAAAATTATGGCTTTAAAAGATAAAATGTCAGTAGGCAGAAAAGGGGAAGTTGTTATGTCAAATGCAACTGGTGGTCAGGAAATTCCTACACCAGAAGTAAAAACTATGAAAGACCCTAGATCTGAGATTCTTACTAACCAAGATGCGGTCTACAACAAAATTGCTGTTGGAGAAGAAGTTGAAGTTAGAGGAACTAGAAGAATGCTGAAGTCTAAAAGTAAAAAAGCAACTTGGTACTAGTATGTGGTTATCGGCAATTAAATTAGCCGTCTCTGCTGGTAGTAAGATTTATGCTAACAAGCAAAAGGCGAAGGTCGCGATGTCTGATGCTCAACTGTTGCACGCAGAACGACAAGCTCGAGGTGAGGAAGCTTACCAAGGCAAGTTGTTAGAGGCACGTCAAAATGATTACAAGGATGAATTCGTTCTTGTGATTTTGTCGGCGCCCATAATCGTGCTCGCCTGGGGGGTCTTCAGTGACGATCCGGGTGCGCTTGAGAAAGTTAAAATTTTCTTCGAGCATTTCGCGGCGCTCCCGACGTGGTTTTCGACATTGTGGATCCTTGTCGTCGGAAGTATTTTTGGTATAAAGGGTACACAAATATTTAAAAACGGAGGAAAAAAATAATGGCAAATAGATACTTTAACAAACAAGTTGCTAACTCTAGATCAGCTGCCAAAGCAGGCGGAAGAATGATGAAAAGAGGTGGCGGAATGTCAACTGCTAGAAAAGATATGGCTTCAGGATACTACAAAGACGATATGGGTATGAAGGGCGGAGCTATGTATAAAAAAGGTGGCAAAGTTGGCAAAAAGAAACAAGGTTACAAAGCTAGAAAAGACGAGTCTATCGCTATGAGAATCAAAAAGAAAAGAACTAAGAAGCAATTAAAAGCTTCAAGAGATGATTCTTATGGAAGATTCGGAAGCAAAGCTAAAAAATCTGGTAAAATAAATAAATAAGGAGACTTATGCCGAAACCATTACCTAAAGGAAAAAAAGGAAAAGGAATAAGAAAACTTAAAAAAGTAGCACCACAAGTTGCAAAACGAATGGGTTACAAAAAAGGAAGAAGGGCTGGTTAGATGGCAAAACTTTGTCCAAGAGGTAAAGCAGCAGCTAAACGTAAGTTTAAAGTTTACCCTTCTGCATATGCCAACATGTATGCATCAGCGGTTTGCTCAGGTAAAGTTACACCTGGTGGCAAAAAGAAAAAACGTAAGAAGATGAACATGGGTGGTATTGTTGACGAAGATATGACTTCTATCGTTGAACTGTAATGGCTGAAAAAGGATTACGATCATGGGTAAAAGAGAATTGGGTCGATATTGCAAACAAGCGGCCGGATGGTTCATACCCAAAATGTGGACGAAGTGGTGGAGAAAAAAGAAAAAAATATCCAAAATGCGTGCCCATTGCAAAAGCAAGAGCGATGAGCAAAGGGCAGCGTGCGGGTGCCGTAAGGAGAAAACAAGCCAAGGCAAATACTGGGCCAACCCCTAGTAGAGCTGCAACATTTGCAAAAAGAAAAAATGCTTACATGGGTGGTCTAATATGAAAATGCCAAATACAAAATATACAGGTAGTTTTATAAAAGGCGGTCCTGGAGAAAATCAAAGTTATAAAAAATATTACGGCAGCATGCTTCAAGGTTTTAAAAGAGGCGGTGATGTAATGCCAGCAAGAAATAAGAAAAACTTCAGGTCTACAAAATCTGGAGCAGGTATGACACGAGCCGGTGTCGCTGCCTATAGAAGAGCAAATCCCGGTTCAAAATTAAAAACAGCAGTAACTGGAAAAGTTAAAAAAGGTTCTGCTGCAGCAAAAAGAAGAAAGTCATACTGTGCACGAAGTGCAGGTCAAATGAAAAAATTTCCTAAAGCTGCGGCTAATCCTAATTCCAGATTAAGACAGGCACGTAGACGATGGAAATGTTAGAAGCATTAAAGAAAAGATATCAAGCTCAAATAGCTGAAGCTGAAGCAACACTACATATTTATTTATTTAAATCTGTTGGAATAGGAGAGCATCCTCAACACATAGAAGAAATAGATAAATTATTAGGAAAAATTGCAGAAGCAAAAGATAAATTAGAAGTAATTAATGAATGGGGTAAATTACAATAGGAGAAAATATGAAAAAAAGAAAAACAATCAAAAAAGTAATTAAAGGTTTGAAGAAAGCATCTAAGACACATGCTGGTCAAGCTAAAATGTTAAAAGGAGTTTTACGTGGCGGATCCAAAAAAAGGAACGGGTAAAAAACCTAAAGGATCAGGTAGAAGATTATATACCGATGAGAATCCTAAAGACACTGTTGGAATTAAGTTTGCGACTCCTACTGATGCTCGTAAGACTGTTGCAAAAGTTAAAAAGATATCTAAACCGTTTGCAAGAAAAATACAG